CCTAAACTTAGACACAGTTTCAAAAGGTCTCGAATCAACGCCAACTGACTTTCCATAAAATAATCTACCGTGGCCCTCCAAAAACATCTGTCGGGTAACTTCTATTCCCTTCTCAATATCAGAAAGTATGACGTCCGCATCTACTATGTCGAAATCGCTCATCTCCCCTAACAGACAAAAAACATTTTCTTTAAAGCATGCATCAGTCATTACAGAAGAAAGCTCGGAGATAACATCCTGCAGCTCTTCATCGTATCCTCTAGTTTCGAACATACAATCAACCTGATTGAACGGCATTTCCGCTCTACTTAATACCCGTGACACAAGATCTTGATATTCTTCATTGACGAATATTACACAATCTAAAACTATTTCAGGTTCAGTATCTACATCCTCTGCAAACGCTCTACGGTATAGTGCGAATTTCTTTCTCTTCTTTTTGGTTTTTGATTTTGATTTAGCTCTCTTCCGAGGATTAGCTTCTAATCCATATACATTCCGTGCATCCCCTGGCGCAAACCAATCTCCAGCTTGAAATGCTCCGCCATGTGTACCTATAGGGGTATTTGAGCCTCCCCATATTCCTCCATACGACGTTGTGGTTTCTTGTAAAACTTTCTTTAAGCCTTGTATATAATTCATAGTCTGCCCTTTTTAATATATTTCTTACTATACCGAGTGGATTTATATCAATAAGTATTTATCCTATTTATTGAGGTATAAACATGGAAGAAGTATCTTTATTTGAGAAATATCACGCGGAACTTACAGAAGATCTTGAGCTAGACGACTTTACATTAAAAGACAAGCAGATGAAACTCCCGACCATTAAGCATAAATGGGTTGGGCGGCTCATACAGCAGCGCTATGAGAAGGATCGACTAGAACAAGCAAGAAAAAGAGCCATCAGTAAATTGATAGGTAAATTTCGCTCGGAGTCCGTTGTAGCAGTATCTGACAGAACATTAGCGCTGCAAGCAGAGGAACATGAGCTAGTTCAAACAATTGACGAGCGAATTAGAAATTGTGCGAATATCATACTATATCTTGAGAAATGTGAAAAAGTATTATCACAAACAGGGTTTGATATTAAGAATATCATCGACATCCGAAAACTTGAGTTAACTTAATGCCACGAGTAATATTATATTGGGATAAAAGCTACAAACGGGGTATTATAATCTCAGACTTTCTAGATGATATACGCAGCGCTTTCTCAATACCTAATAAAGCTAAAGCTATTCTAACTCGGAAATACGGTGAGTCTAGATTCATTCCTCATCGTAATCACGTTATATCAACTACCGGTAGATTTGATCGAGGACTCTTTTTTGATATACTAAGATACTTAAAAACATCGCCACTAGAATATGAAATAACTATTACAGATAAACTAAAAGAGCATGTATTATGCGGAGTCGATGCGACCGACTTCGACCTGCCTAAACTTAATATCGAGAAGGTTCGTAACTTCCAGGTGTCTGGTGTATATAACGGATTGAAGTATGGACATGGTATTTTTCTAATCGGTACAGGTGGAGGAAAAACTCTGTTGATGGCTCTATTAGATAGATCGTTTCGTACAATTAAAGAAAATAAAGGTGTAACGTTTATTGCTTTACCTGCGCAACTTATCGAGCAAACTTACAAAGACTTTATAGAATACGGTATTCCTGTGGAAGATATTAGTCAATGGGGTAATAAACATCAATTCGACAAAAAACCTATCATCATTGCATCATACAAAACTCTACATGCAAAATTCGGATCTATAAAACATACACGACCGAAGAAAAGCAATCAATTCGAAACAACTGACGAATACTCGCAATACCTGAAGGACTTTAAAGAAACAGGAAAAGCACGAGAGAAAGTCTGGAATGCTGAAAAAAAGAGACTTCTAAAAGAACTCGAGAGCGTTGATCTACTATTATTTGATGAAGTGCATTTCCTGCGAGATAAAAACAAACTCAATAAAATTATAGGATTGTTTGATATAAAACATAAATTTGGCTTTACTGGTACTCTTCCAGAAGATCAAGTAGATAAATGGAATGTAATAGGCAAAATAGGTCCGATTATCGAAAATGTTACTTCATATGATCTCCGTCAAATGAAGCATCTAACTAATGTAAAAGCACAAATATTAAAACTTACATATAAAGATCCACCGAATTTTAAAGATGAAGTTGAAGAGATGAAGTTGATGGGTATAACTGTTCAACCCGGAGAAGCATATCTAAGAGAGCGTGACTGGATATATAAACACTCATTTAGAAACAAAGTTATAACTCATCTATGTAATAGATTTAAGAATAATTCATTAATAATGGTTAATAAGCTTGATCACGGCGAACTACTTTACAATACACTAAGTAAGGCTCTACCAGATAAGACAGTATATTGGGTACGAGGAGAGGTTCAAATGAGTGACCGCGAAAAAATACGTGAATTAATGGAGAAAGATAATAATATAATATGTGTTGTGATGTCTAAGGTATTTTCCACTGGCATTAATATAAAGAACATACATTATATTGTATTCGTGCAAGATGGTAAAGCAAAAGTCACGCTAGTACAAAGTATTGGTCGTGGGTTACGGTTGAATGATAATAAAGAATTGCTTGTTATTATTGATATTGCTGACGATTTACCGTACGGCAACGATCACCTCAGTAAGAGGTTAAAGAGATATGAATCAGAAAGAATTGAATATGAAGTCAGAAGTATTAACGAATCATAATTTACTAATAAAAGGGAGACCAGTAGATGATTTTAAATGGCATAACATAGTAGAAGAATTATTTATTCCTGCGAAACTAGCGTTTAGAGTAACTACTACGGATAGTATAACGGCAAAGAAAATGATATGGTCGTTCGGCGATGGAACAAAAGACCAGGCTATAACCAACAGGAAGGGTGAGCCTATAGAACAAGAAGTTACGCACTATTTTCGTACACAGAACATCGAAAACAACGAAACATTAACAGTCGTTGCATCAGTCTTCACAGATGATAAAATCTATGTAACACCATTTTACATTATCAAAGACGTCCAACACAGAACAACAACAAACTATGTAGAACCTGAAGTATTAAAAGAACAAATATCTGTTTTTTATAAGACAGGTTACATGACAGATGAACTCGCATTATCAGTAAACGAAATTGCAAAGCGGTTGTCTTACGCGCCTAACTTTATTAACTATACATATCGTGAGGAGATGGTAGGAGATGCCCTGATAAAAATGATCAAAGCTCTTAGAGAGCACAAATTCGATCCTGAGAAGGGTAACCCATTTTCATATTTTACAAAAATAGCATTCCATGCATTCTGCAAACGAATAAAAGGGGAGAAGAAACATAGACAAACGATTTTGGATTATCAAAACGAAGTGTATGAGACCTTAATCGGAGAGGGTATTATATCCGATAGTGATTCAACGGAAAATAATAGTGAAATTTAACAAAGAACAAATCGCCTGCTTTAGTGATATTCATATTGGTGTGCATCAAGCAAGCTCAATGTGGCATACTATATCACTTAATTACGCCAGATGGTTACGCGATGTACTAAAAGAGAGAGGCATAAAAGATATAGTTATACCTGGCGATGTACTTGATGATCGTAATGAAATAGCAGTAACAACTCTACATTATTTACCGCAATTCTTCAGAATATTTGAAGAGTTTAATATTATCATTGTTGTTGGTAATCACGATTGTTACTACAGTAAAAGATCCGATGTACATTCACTAGAAACTCTTGATGAATGGCCGAATATTACCGTAATCGACTCCTTGACAACAGTTACACTCCACGAGAAGGTAATTTCGTTCTGTCCATGGCATACCCCTATAGAAGATATACCCCAGAGTGACATCATCTTTGGTCATTTCGACATTCAGTCATTCAAAATGGCAGGGTATAAAGTAAACGAGCACGGTGTTCGATCTGCTGATCTATTGAATAAAGCTAGTTTAATAGTAACTGGACATTACCACCTAACACAAGATCGCGTGTATAAGAACGGTAAAATTTTGTATCTTGGATCTCCTTATCAGCTAAACTGGGGCGAAGCAGAAACACCAAAAGGAGTCTATATCATTGATATAGATACAAACGACACATCATTCATAACAAATGATGTTTCACCTAAGCATAAGAAGATATTACTATCTGAACTATTAGCAATCGGCAAACTTACCAAAGAAATACAAGATGAGTTTAATGGTAATATTATTAAGTTTGTTGTTGATGTTGATGCAAGCCAGCGTACAATTGATGAGTTAGTAAAGAAGTTTTATATTCTCAAGCCGTTGGAACTAAAAATAGAGTATGAGTATACTCAACGATTTGATTTAGAAGACCACGAAATGGAGTTTCAAGGTGTTGATGTTAGAAGCGATATGACCGAGTTCGTAAAAACACTTGAAGGTATTGAAATTAAGGAGGAAGTGATTAATTACTTAATAGATATCTATGAGAGAGCAGAGGTATTAGTAACATGAGTATTAAGGTACTGAAAGGTTTAATCACCCGAAAGAGGGAGTAGTAGCATGAATTGGAATGAATATTTTGAAGACGTAGATATAGATTTTACATACCAATATAAAACTGGGCTAGTTACATTAATAGTTGATCCTGTCACATTTGACATGACAGCAGCGGAAGCGCGAGTAACTGTTTTCGACAGTCTATCAGGAGTAGAAGATTTCGTCAAGCAACACGAACATTATCTATATTATAACTGTACGCATAATAAGAAATATAATACCTACGGGTACGGTACTTCTACGAGAATAACACCCCAGTAGTATTTACAAAAGAACAATATGACTTCTGTCAGAAAGCAGTGTGGAAAATAAATGAAAAATAAAATAGGACTAGGAATAGTTACATATAATAAAGAAGATAGACTAAAACAAAGTGGCGCAACAGTACCAGTCGATGCAGTAGATTCGTTCGTTGTTGTTAATGACGGCACACCGTACTCTGAATACCCGGCAGATGCTGAAGTGATAATTCATCCACGTAACATGTGCGTCGGTGTCGCGAAGAATACCGCTATGCGTCACCTATTACAAGCAGGATGTGATCATATTTTCTTAATGGAAGACGATATGCTTATTAAACGTCCAGATGTATTCGAAGCATATATTCACGCTGCCGAGAATAGCGGAATATGGCATATGAACTATGCCCTACAAGGACCAGCAAACAGAAAGCAAGTAAATAATGGTCCAATGTATATTGATAAGAGACAAGAACTCGATCAGACATCTGAACCAAATCCAAGAGCAACTATTGATTATGATGGTATAGATGTATCGTTCTATCCTAACTCAGTCGGATCGTTTTCTTACTACTTAAAAGGAGTTATTAAAACAGTTGGATATCATGATGAACAATTTAAGAATGCCTGGGAGCATGTAGAACATACATATAGAGTTATTAAGGCAGGGTTACATCCTCCTTTCTGGTGGTTTGCAGATATTGCCAATAGTTACGAATATCTTACAGACATCCCTAACTGTATAGAGGAAAGTACGATCGCGCATACCCCTGAATGGATACAAAATTTTCAAAAAGGCATGGCTTGGTTTAAGAGTAAGCATGGATATGTACCACAACAAATACCAGATACAGATGCAAACCAAGTAATACAAACACTTGATCAAATAAAGAGCAGTTATGCACGTAAAGTTCTGTAACGGGTCCGTTATGAATATCAATGTAGCTAATACTAGAATTAATACTGAACCAAAAAAACTGATGAACGGCTGGTCCATTAAGGTAGATATAGAAACTTATGATTCTTGTACTCCTAGTTTGATAACGATGCCCGACAAAAAAATAAAGCGCGTATTTCGTCTATGCAAAGGATTAATATGAAAAATCAAAAAACAGAATTTGATGGTGGATTACCGAAGATATGTATTCCTATGATGCGTCGCACATTCCCAGAATTAATAACTAATGAGATCGTTGGTGTACAACCAATGAGCGGCTTTAATTCTAAGATAAAATCTCAGAGGAGTATCAGAGAGAAAATAAAGAGAATTATTAACAATTTGAGAGGATTAATATGACAACTTTAGTTAAGACATTTGATGAGATGAAAGAGATGTTCAACCAGCAGATTGAAGATAATAAAGTCAGATACTACGAAAAGACAGGACTAGCATGTATACGTGAAGCGATATCTGGAGAGGTAGAGACTACAAACGTTGCAAAGGAAGGTGATTATGTTATTAGGTCCGTTGGAATAAACAGAGAACAATATATTGTATCAAAAAAGAAAATCGAAAATAGATACGAATTATTAAGTGATGATATAGATGAAGACGGATTTAAAACATATAAAGCTACAGGGCGTATATTCGGATTTCAATATACTGGTATAGTTACATTCAGATTTAAAGCATCCTGGGGAGAACTTATGCTTGTAAACGATGGTGATTATATTTGTACGCCAGATACAAACACCTACGATGATCGTCTACCAAAAGTACTTATTCCGATGGTTCATCATAAGATACGCGAGTTAATCACAAACGGAACTGATATATATCGAATAGAACAAAACGAATTTAAGCGTAGCTATAAGGAGATATAATGCGTATCGGACTTTTAATGCCTGCTAGAGAGAGACTAAATTTAAACCTAACGTTTATCTCCTCTATTATCACAACAGTTGAGAATATCGAAAACGTTACTCTATACATGGGGATTGACGATGATGATCCAACTCGTGATATTCAGATGAAAATTGCTAATGCAATTCCATTTGTTAAGTTCGTACCTATTCATAATGAAGGTAAATTTATTGGCTTAGGTAAAATGTGGAATATTCTTGCTGCAGAGTGTAAAGAAGAGATCTTTGGATATGTTGGTAACGACATGATCTTTCGAACACCTAATTGGGATAGAAAGATTATAGACAAGTTCGAAAAGGAATGTCCAAAGGATAACATAATGCTGTATCATTGCAATGACGGGCATAGAGGGCCTGAATTATGTGTTAATGCTTTTGTACACAGAAAATATATGGAGATAGTAGGATATTTCATTCGTGATGAATTTCTAATCAATTGGTCTGATCAATGGATGCACCAGATTTTCGATTCTTTCGGTCGGTTAGAATATATACCAGATATACTAATTGAACATAATCATTGGATATTCGGCGGCCGTGAGCGAGATACAACCGCCAACAGAATGCTCAGTGATAACCATGATAGAGTTAGCGATAATATGTGGACTAAGTTAGGACCAGAGAGAGACGCTGAAGCTAAACAACTTAGTAGATATCTAAAAATATCCCCAGATTGGAGTAAAATTGAAAACAAATCTAGAGACATTGGCGAGAGAAACTTTAATACATACACCTGGTAATATAGTAGAGATCGGAGGAGGGTAGGTAATGGTACTGTTGGATTTTTACGTGTTGCTAGAGAGTTAGATAGGACGGTTATTGTTATTGATCCTTTTGAAGAAGCGTTAGACAAAACACCGCCATCGTACATTAAACCTTATACAAAAACTCAATTTCTTAAAAATA